ATTACAGCGCACTAAGACCGCACGAATATAATGGTGGGTTACCACCAAACGAATCGGAAAATCGATACTGGAAAAAACTCTAACTCGGTGGCCAGTTTTTGTTGACCACTTCACACCAATGAATCAAGCGTGGAGGTGTTCTCCACGCTTATTTTTTAGGTAACGTCTAAGATTCGCTCAATGAAGCGCATTTGTTCGAGGTTTTGTTTAACGCGAATGCTGATCCCTCCCTGCTGGTTACGTGAACCGGCAAAGTAGAGACGAGCCTCTCCTTTCGCTTCTTCTTCTTCGGTTTTGTTGATCGTTATTACCAGGTCAGCAATACGTACTTTTTCGATGTTGTCGGCAGCGTGCATCATTGTGGCAACTTCTGACGCGCCACCTTCACGGTTTGTCTGCGATGCCGTGATCCCAGCAACGTTATGCTTGTCATAAAGAGCACGTAAATCGGTGTAGATACTACGAATGTTGGCGCGATCATCACGAAGGTCATAACTGGCACGCATCAAATCTGCGTAGTCGACAACAACCATGTCAGGCACCATGCCGTTGGCTTTCATGCTGTTAAGCATACGGTCCAGATCTGCCGGTGACATACTTCCTGACGGACGCTCAACAACCCACAAACTACCAATCCCCTTAGAGGCTCCCAACTCTGCCAACTTACGATGAACTTCATCGCGCCGTTCCACCAACTTGGACATTTCCGTCTCCGACAATCTTGCATCAAAACGGTCGGACAAAATGTTGGTGTGAACCTCCAGCGAGAGATACAGAACATTGTAGCCAGCAAGCGTTGCGTTTATGGAAAACTCGCCCATTGCGGTCGATTTACCGGATTTAGCGAACCCCATGAAGAGCACCATTTCGCGCTTTGCCCAGCCTTTTTGGTACAGCAACCTATCGAGAAGAGGGAGTCCAGTTGTAATACTGTTTGGTACATACTCCTCTGAAGCCTCATATTCACGCGCTTTCAATCGCTCACTTGCGGAGGTGTAGTAGTCATAGATTCCGGTCGCTTCGTTCGATCCAATCTGCTGAACCTTGGCCATGATTGCCATCGCCCCCTGAAAGTCGCCCTTCTCTTTCAGTTCAGCAGCCTTAATCAGAGCATCATCAAACGCTACGCTTTTTGCGAAGGTTGATACCTGGTCAACCATGTACGAGGTATCGGACAATTTTTCTGCAAGGATGCGCTTAAACGCAACAACAACATCGGCGAATAGTTCCTCACGGATAGTCTTATCGCGTTTCGCACGCTTAAGCATATCCAGAATTGCAGATGAAGAGGGCGCGCTCTTGTACATACGGTAATAGCCCGAAACCATATTAACCAATATGGCATTGGCCGCATTGGCAAATTGGCTAGGCACAACCAGATCTCCCGCACGAGTAAGAAACTCGTGATCACGACAAAAATATGCCGTCAGTCTGTTCTGGAAATCTTCATCAAACTCTTCGGACAGCCCGCGTCCTGTATGGCAAAGTTCGGTCATGTGCTTTCCTTTGTTTTTTAAACAAATTGTTTTCTAGTATTAGTTAATTAGATAGGGGATCAATAAACCGCCGTGCTTCTTCCAGTTCTTCTGGAAAGTGGGCGGAAATAAGGCGCTCTGGAACGATTTCCATTAGCCAGATAGCGGAGAAAATTGCGCGTATGCGCTTACTGCGAGGGATGGTGCGCAAACGCTCCAGAATCCACTCAAAATAGCTTTCCTGAATCGGGTTGAACTGCATGTCTCCCATATGCTTAAAGCTAACCAGAGAGTCATCCAGACGGGTTGTTGCGCGTCTGGCTAATTTCTCTTCAAATATCTCAATCAGTTCTGGCTGCCACAAATGCTGTGGGCGAGGCAGCTTGTCCCACAGACGTCGTGCAGCTGCGGAAAGAACAGTGGAGATAAAGTAGTCGTATGAGCAGCAATAGCGATCCGCAAACTGGCGTGCTTTCCATAGCGACGTTTTATTAGCAGTCGACAACTCCTGATAAGGCAAGCGTTTTAACCCGGTGGTGAACGGAGCTGTTTCAAAGTGTTCACGACCGTGCGTCAGCATGATATTTGAGTACTGACGTTTGTATGCCTCCGTAAACAGACAGGTGGCCATGAGAGGATGCATATCGCGGTAATCAAACCACTTCGTCTCAAACAGTTCAGCCTCGTCTTTGCAGCGCGACAAACCAATGTTTTCAGCAACCCACTTGTCCATAACAGCGGTATTCCACTCTGTCATGAAGTCGTACTGGTCGTTGTCGATGGTATCGAAAAAGATTTGGCTCATGTGGCTCACCTGGTAGGTAGTTACTTACTTATCACAATGAGCGGATGATAGCGACTGGTGGCAGTTTTTGGAAGTGGAAACGGAAGGGACTTGTTCTGGTGGGTGTCTTTAAAAGACCTGCTTCTGTATATACAAATAATAAGTAACTTATTAAATACATACGGAAGCAGGTCATAATCTATTAATGATTGAGTATTTTATTAACACGCAGCTTATTAAGTGTTGATTTTGAAGCAACTTCCTCCAAAGCTTCTATTGCTTTATCAGTGATGCTCTTCTGTTCGTCTGTCGGGTGTTGCATACCCTTGAACTTGAGCATAGTCTCTTCTACTAAATTCAAAGCATCCTGATCACAGGATAATATCCAGTTTACGTAATCATCTTTAGAAAAACTGTTAAGAATATTCACATCACTATGGTTAAATCTTCCACCAGCTATTTTTTTTATAATTTTATCTAAGTTATAGTCATCTGGATTTCTATCTTTCAATTTTTTTTCAATTCTGAAACCTAATTCTTCATTTCCGAAGATCTCTACTCGCAAAGAATTAAATGTAGCATACGCATTGTCTTTATTAACAAAAGCATCTGCATATGCCTCTATAATATTATTACAATCTCTATCCAATTTGATTAGGACATTTATTAAACCTACGAACTGTCCAATTGGTATACGCAACAGACTATCGTTAATTACGCGCTCAATTTGAAAAATAAACTCTGATTCATTATCTTTAAAAGAGTTTCTAAAAACATCCCAAATTTTATAAACCTCACATAAAACCCTATTATCTCTATATTGTTCATTTTTTTCTTTTATTATATTTAGAATATTGCTTTCAGAAGACACATAACCGTTCTTAAGGTAAAAATCTATATCATCATCGAAAGCACTTTCTGCTCGTTCATAAATAATATCAAGGCTATTAACAAATGAATATACAGAGTTAACTTCTTCCTTTTCATCTTTATCATCTAACATATAGTCGAATGCATGTATATTTTTGATTGACTCCTTAAATGAAGCATAATCAACGCTAGGAACACCAAAATAGTAAACCACTGAAAATAAGACCAATCTATTAATAAAACTTTCTCTAACCTTATCCTCTGCTAACTTTAGCACATCTCTAAATATAACTAGAGATGATTTTATTTTATTTAATATTCTAATGTTTTTGATGTTTAAATCATTTGCTAGGTTTTTTAACAAAAGAAAATCAGGGTCAGTCTCATAAAAAACTTTTCTTAAGTTTTTCTCAGGCGTGGGATCGTATTTTATTTCCACATCAATTATTTTTTCTCTATACTCTAAAAACTGTTGTTGTGCAGTTTCTTCATGTAAGTTATCTTCATTTAATATTAGAACAACCTTGCAATTTTTTCTTCTTGCCAACTCATCAATTACCCCCATAATCTCTTTAATTTCTAGCGCACTACCTTTTCGTTCAATATCATCAATGCAAACCAAATAATTATTAACAAATTTATACTCAAGAGATGACAGCAGATTATCAGTTTTGAACCCAAAAAAATCGTTCTTTCCAAAATGTATTAAAAATTTTGACAAGGAGTTGTATTTCAACCATCCCCAAAACCCATTTCTATAACGAATCATAGTTCGATCCGTTTCAGATAAAATCAGTTCTTTATATTTCTTTTCATTAATTGGTGTGGCACAATGATAAAGAGCTTTTTTAATGTCTCCAATAGAATTTATTCCAAACAAAGAAACATATGAATATGCATTAAAATCTAATTTTTTAGAATGTTTAGTATAAAAGCTATTCCAATAATGCGTTTTACCTACTCCCCAATTTCCTTTTATGACAGCAACCCGATGATCTGAGTCCAAAAAATTTTTTAAAAATACTTCTATCGATTCCATTGGTGTCTATCCTTCAACTCATATATTGGGCGTAACAAACGCCCAATATAATCACCCTTTCTTCATCAACTCGCGTTTAATTTCATCGGTACGCATCGTGACATCGGCAGCTGTGATCGCCTCGTTAAGTTTCACGATGTCCTCGATTTCCTGCGGTGTCTTCTCCGCAAGATGGAAAATAGCAGCACGAATCACGTCAGAACGAGTGAACTTCTCGAAGCGAGGGATGAACTTCATCATCTCCAGCAGTTCGAAGTATTCGTCCTCCAGTGACATTGTGCGGCTTTTAATTTTCTCTTTGCCACGAGTCGGGCGTCCCTGTGGTCTGACTGGTTGGCGCAAAGGAGTTGTGTTCTTAGCCGGTGCATCAGGCTCTTTGCGCTTTGCTAGGTCACCCATTTTCATGGACATTATTCTTCTTCCTCCAGACTCAACAGATAATCTACAAATTCTTCAAACTCGGCTTCCGCCTTTTTGTCGCGCTCGCTACCGGTCATTTCAAAGATAGAACGACCAGACTCTTCCGCATCATCATAGACGTTGCGGTTATATAGATTGACTGGCGCAGACTCGATGCCAAACGTCTCAACAATCTCTTTAGCCGCCAGAATGCGAGACACTTGTGATGGCAAAGCCGGGCACTGGTTCATGACCGCGCGGACCTTCACTTTATCGTTTACATTACGAACATTGTCGATAATAGGATCGATGTCACGCAGAGATTTCAAATCACGACGCTTAGGACGAAGCGGGATAATGATAACGTCGGCCATCAGCATCGCTTGTCGCTGAATTTCGGAGTCAAAGCCACCAGCATCTACCACTACAAACTCAGCTCTACCCTGAAGCGATTTTAGGTGCTTAATGATGTCATCCTGAACGTATGCAAAAGGAATCAGCTCAAGGTCTTCGTTCTGTCGACGGTCTTCACACCAGCTTGTTGTCGTGCGCTGAATATCTATATCAGTGATATAAACCTTCTTCTTCTTTTTGACTTTCAGGCAAACGGCAATTTGCTGGGCAACGGTGGATTTGCCAGGCCCGCCCTTTGTGCCGCCAACCACAAAGATCTTGGTCATTGGAGAGTTCCCTTTGCGTCTATTATTATCGTCTGAAACAACTTGTTTTCTTATATGTGATATAGCCTAAATGCCTACGGCTACGGTGTAAAGGTTAAATGGTAGGTTGTGGTTAACAATTGGCAATCATAGCTTGTATTTGTCTGTTGAAAAAAGTAACAATGACCTCTATATTACAAGTACGGTGATATGCCGTACACAATTTGATAATGCACACGTAATGGGCTATAGCCTTTTAAAGTAATTTTTGAGTCGAAAACTCAGTTTGAACAGAGGAGATTGATGGCCTTCCTACATCACGGCCATCAGGAGGAATACATGTCAGCACTAAAAAAGCAGCGCATCGATTTGAGATTAACCGATGACGATAAAAGCATCATCGAGGAAGCTGCCGCAATGTCTAACCAGAGCATTACTCAGTTTATGGTTAGCAGTGCATCTGAACGTGCCGTGAAAGTTATAGAGCAACACCGTAGACTAGTTCTGAATGAAGAATCCTGGAATCTGGTTATGGACGCTATAAGCAATCCTCCGGCACCGAACGACAAGCTGAAACGAGCTGCTGATCGTCTGAAAAGCATGGAGTAGTTTACTCGTGAGCAATACAACGATAGAGATTTTCTCTGGAGAGAAAGATTATGATCTAAACGGTTTTGATTGCGGCGAAGAGTCACTAAACGCCTTTTTAGCCAACCACTTAAAAAGGCAGCATGAGGGAAAAATTCTTCGTGCTTATGTGCTTTGCACTCAAGAAGAAAGGCCAAAAGTGTTAGGATATTACACTTTGTCAGGTAGTTGTTTTGAAAAGGAGTCCTTACCTTCAAGAAGCAAACAAAAGAAGGTTCCTTATCGGAATGTTCCAAGTGTTACTTTGGGTAGGCTGGCTTTGGACAAGTCCCTTCAAGGTCAAGGATTTGGCTCAATGCTTGTAACACATGCAATGCGCGTTGTGTACAATGCATCTCTTGCTGTAGGCATTCATGGACTTTTCGTTGAGGCGTTAAATGACAAAGCCAAGGCGTTTTATAAAAGTTTAGGCTTTATCCAGCTGGTTGGTAACAACGAGCGTTCTTTGTTCTATCCTACAAAATCTATCGAAAAATTGTTCGAAGAATAATGTGTTCCCCTCATTTGAGGGGAACTTCGACATCACCAACCACAAACCCTCTCTCCCATCGTATTGTGAAAAAGGATTTGGCGTTCGGTTTCTTCAGTCATTACATCATTATTGCTGATATAGATAGGCTCAGCCCCATCGCAGAACAACACGCTGGCTGTTTGTGGTTTAATGACGCACCCACTTATCATACAACTCACGATGAACGGCAGAAGCATCTTTCTGACGTATTTTACTGCTCGTCTCATTCACCACTTTCACTGTGTTTTGAAGTCGTTTTCTGTCTTCCTGTTTTGCCTTCTCTTCCATTGCTCGTCGCGCCGCATTCCCGCCCATCGTGTAAGCGCCGACAAGAACGAAAAGAACGGCAGCCAGCGTAATCAAAGCAACTTTTAGCTTTGTCATCAGGCTGCCTAGCATATTAGACCATCCCTTTCTGGTGTTTTCTTACCTGCGACCAGGCAATGAATCCTGCCACAACAATAGTGGCAATACCGAAGATGATGCGTACTGTATCCCCGCTAGAGATATGACCTTGTGCTTTATCCATAGCAGCGGAAACCTGCGGCATAACATCGGCCAGCTGCGCCAGACCAATACCTGCTGTAACAGTTGCGCCTGCGGTTTCTTTAGTTACAGGAACAGCCTTCACGGTTTTCACCGGCTTAACAACGCCAGCTCGACGCAGACCTTCCTCAATAACTTCTGCCGCATACCAGGTGTTCAGCGTTTTTAGCGGGCCTCGGCCATTCTCGTGGCGAATGATTGCCTCAACCAAAGGTCGAAGGATGTCGTAATCATGCAGATCGATGATCATGTCTGCGGTTACACCAACGGCTTTAGACACCTCATTAATGTAGGCGTCAGTATTGTTTTCATTCGGCGGTGCCCAGCGTTCAATAACTTCACGAATGGTATCGATACTTGTGCCGTCTTTTGCGCGACGTTTATCGTGGTAGGTAATTAGAGTCACCGCCAGCGCACGAATCCCCCAAACAGGGTCTTTAAACGTGCAAAAGCGCGGTTCGTCTGGATTCGCAACCAGACCTTGCCACGGTGATCCTTTATCAAGATTACCGGGGTTATTATTACGAATGCCTCTCGGAGTCTTCATCCTTGATCTCCTGTTATTGCAGTCCATTTTTTACGCCATACGCGGCTAACCCCAAAAGCAGTGCAGTAATAATGAACGACGTTATTTTAGAAACAATGCCGCCAAAGAACCCACTGGAGATGGAATCTAACCGGTTAAGGAGCTTGTCCAGGTTGGAGTGTTGAATACTATGTTGCGCCGGGGTCATATCACCAAAGTAGGTTTTCAGCTGATCATTGACCTCCTGGCCAATTTCTTCACGTAGCTCTTTGCCTAATTTGCCAACAACCTCCCGAGCAACGATCGCGGCAATACGCTCAACTTGCTCTGTTGTAACGCCCGCCATCTCGTTCGACATGTTTTCCTCCGTGAAAAGTCAAATCGGGATGGCGGATTTATATCACACTTCTCCTTTTAATTGTAGGTATATACTTACCTACCTATACATATACCGTTTAACGGTTGTTCATATTCGCATCTAGTAACTCACTAATATATCCCTATGATTGCGGCTGTGAAATCGCATTTTTAAACCACACAGCCATATAAATAATGTCTAAATCAGTTACTTGTTGCCCCAACAGTACCTGCAAATTTCAGCCATTGACCTGACGGACTTCTATTACTACGGTAGTGATAAACGAGGATTGCGTTTGTAATCCCACCATAGTCAGCTTTGTGTGACGTCGTTAAACGAATTGTATAATCACCGTTAGGTAGATTAAAAACTTCGATTATAGATTCTGCTAATTCTACAGCACCAAATCCCGTTATATTGTTGATACTGCCAGCATTGAATCCCATAGCATCGCCAAAGCCAATCCAATAACTTTTGCTAAACGCCCCATTTGATTTTAGGTGGCTAATGAATGCGGACAAGCTCATGCCCATATCCCCACCTGAAACAGAGGAAGTTCGCACAGTCATACTTGGAAGAGCACTGCTCTTCACATAGGAACTTAGAAGGTTTGTTACCTCTGTTTTCGTGTAAGCATTAAGGTTAGCCGCAGTCAAAGTTATATCGGCAGAGCCATCAAACGCCACACCAGCAATTTTCCTTGCTGTCTGCAATTTTGTGGCGGTTGCGGCATTACCAGTAGTGTTCTGGTTCCCATCTGCATTCACACCTGGAATGCTGTCTTTTTTAGTATATATCTGAGTCCAGTCCTCTTCGAACCCATAGCCATCACGTGATGAACGGTAATACAATCCACCATTTTTATAATGCGCTCGGATTTGGAGAGTCCGACAACTACCTACGCCTATATAAAAATTTGCAACGATATAAGAATCCCCGGAGCGTGTAACATTATACGCACCTGATTCGGCATTCCACGGGACCGCACCACTAGCATCGGCATAAGTTCCAGTAGCGCGTCGAGCAAAAGCAGATACATTTGCAGCTGTTAGTGTTATATCAGCAGAACCATCAAAAGACACGCCGCTTATTTTTCTAGCAGTTTGCAACTTCGTAGCTGTTGAAGCATTACCGTTCAAACTACCATTTACGCCACCAGTAACATTTAGTCCATTACCAATGGACACAGCACCGCTGGTATTATTAATTGTAATAGGTCGCAAACCGTTCCATGAACCTAATGTGTCTCCTGATGCTGTTAGCATGAAATATGTGTTCGATCCATCATTACGGATAAAGAACCCAAAGCTACCGTAAGCAATGCGGAAACCATTTGCATATTTTGAAACGATCTCACCAGAAGACGTTAATCCGCCAGTTAACGCTCCTCCAGATAGTGGTAAAGCTCCGACATCAGCCGCAGTAGGCTTGTTTTTAGTGTTATACGCTCTGCGCCATCCTGGTGAATAGCTCGTCCCGTTAAATACATAGATAAACTCCGCATTAGTGAGAGCACCAGAGACACTCGCCGTTGTGGCCGTTGTTATACGGATCGTATAATTGTTTGAGCTACTACCGTTATTAAATACCTCTATAACAGCTCCTGCTAATGGAATAACGCCACAACCAGTTTCACTATTTGGTATGGTTGCACTATTGGCATAGGCCCACGCACATCGAGCAATCCATGACTTTGTGTTAAATGCTCCATTATTTTGCAATAACGTCACTAACTGTGCTGTTGTTATTGCTCCGCCATTACTTCCTGTAGTTAACCAACCAGTAGGAGATGCCGGGCAACCTATATTTGCTGGCGACAAGGAAATATTTGCCGAGCCGTCAAACGACACCCCATTGATAGTACGCGCAGTCTGCAACTTCGTAGCAGTAGCCGCGTTGCCCGTTGTATTCTGATTACCAGTCGTATTAACACCTGGCAAATTAATATTCGCAGTACCATCAAAGCTCACGCCGCCGATAGTTCTTGCCGTCTGAAGTTTTGTAGCAGTTGCAGCATTACCAGTGGTGTTCTGATTACCCGTAGTGTTTACACCTGGAAGGTTAATATTTGCAGAACCGTCGAAAACAACTCCACCGATAGATCTTGCCGTCTGCAATTTCGTGGCTGTACTTGCATTACCATTCAATGAACCAGTTAATCCACCTGTAACAGACAACGGACCTGAAACTGTTCCTCCGGTTGTTGGCAGTGCTCCAATATCTGATGGTGTAGGTTTCTGATGTGAGCTATACATCGTATAAACAACACCATCGGTAACGCTGGAAGGCTTACTCGCTGAATATGTTGGCGAGGTATAAATAGAAACTGTCGCATTTGCAGTACAATCCCAATGGATATTTACACGAGTCGCATAATTGCCAATCTCAACGTAAATATCATATGTATCGCCGGATGTGTTGATCCAGGCGAAATTCGTTAATCCGACAGCTGTACGCTTCCACAAAGCACCTGTAATCCCTTTGGGGTTTCCATTGCCTGCTCGTAGAACCAGTTCTGAAATGCCTGCCTGATGTGGGGAGCCGACGTTGTAACCAGCGCCACCAATCAATGCGATGTAAACGATGGAACTCGCTTGTGGCATGGTAACCGTAGCCAGTTTGAACCACCCTGCCCCGCCAGAGAAAGACATCGTTACTGAATTTAAAGTACCAATATCTTTCGGCGTTAATGTGATATCCGCAGTCAGTGCTTTACCGTTAACTTTTCGGTTAGATGGCACCCTGCTATTCGCATTGTCATTGGCTGCTTTAACTGCTTTTGGCGTTGCGGCCAGCGATTCACTGGTGCTGTCGACAGCACTGCTAAGTTTCACAACACCTTTAGTTGTAAGGCTTGCGTCTTCCATCGCAACTGCACCGGCAATCTCTTCAGCACGATCAGCAGCAGCTTCCGCACGGGTCGCAGCGGATTCAGCAGCAGTTTTGCTCTGAGATGCTGCCGTCGCACTGCCTGCCGCCTCTGTTGCTTTCGTGGATGCCGTCGTGGCACTGCCCTTCGCTGCTGACGCCTGTCTGGTCGCCTCATCTTTTGAAGCAGACGCAGATGATGCCGATGACGCCGCCGAACTGGCGGACGATGCGGCAGCCGTTTTTGAGGATTCTGCGCTGGTTTCCGACGCTTTCGCGTTCGTTTCGGATGTCTTCGCTGCGGAAGCAGACCTCGCTGCTGCGCTAGCCTGTTCAGTGGCTTCGCCAGCCTTCGTTGTGGCTGTTGAAGCAGACGATGCGGCACTTTCTGCCGATTTTCCGGCGGCGGTGGCACTGGCTGAGGCCTGCCCGGCACTTGTTGACGCGGCACTGGCAGACGACGCAGCCGCTGTTTTTGAGCCTGCCGCAGCTGAGGCACTCTGTGCTGCTGCCGTCTCAGAAGACTTAGCGTTCGTCTCGGACGTTTTTGCCGCCTTCGCGGAATTGCCTGCCGCTGTTGCCGAGGAGGCTGCACTACTGGCGCTCAAGGATGCGTTCGTTTCTGATGATTTCGCTGCCTCTTTTGAGGCCGCCGCATCCCGGGCTGAGGTGGCAGCTTCTGACGCTTTCGTGGTCGCGGTGGATGCAGAAGTGGCTGCTGATTGTTGTGACGCTGCGGCATTCGTTTCAGATTTTTTCGCAGCAGTTGCACTCGCACTTGCGGCACTTTGTGAGGATGCCGCAGCGGATGCACTTTGAGACGCTTGAGAGGCTTTTTCTCCAGCGGTATTGGCGCTTTCTGCTGCTGCGGCAGCACTGGCCGCTGCCTCACGAGCTTTGTCGCCAGCAGCATCAATCGCGTCAGTGTTATTTTTATACCACTCAACGTTTTCGTTGTGCTCGTTGACGATCTGCATTAGCGGCTTAACGGTTACTTCTGTACCGTCTTCACGCTCGATTGTCACCTCATCCAGAGCAGTCAACCAACTGCGCATAGACTTGGAATCAGCCGACATACGCGACATTAGTGCTGTAAAGCGCGCGCTAAACTGTGTTAAGTCGCCTTCATAGGTCGTAATGATTCGGCACGGAACCTCAGACTGAGTTTCGCCGGTATAAGGTTCTGAGAGAACAATATTCGTATCGCTTATTACGCGCTTGATCTCATACAGCTTATTGTCGGGGCCAATGACGATCATCCCCGGCAACACACCATTAGCTGTTACGTTCCAGGCTGTCCCTGCCCCAACCAGAGTATTGCTACCCTGTGTAAATGTGATAGTACCTTCCCTGTACCACATGTTGAATATGCTCCTTGATTTGGCGGGTTATCCTTGCCCGCCATTAAGTAAATACTTACCTATTTTTACCGATATAAAATTTTTTTTCCACCATCACAGACGGCCAATTCTTACTCGTAGGACGTTGTTATCGTCATAAACGTCAATCCGCTGACCATTTATAACCAATCTCCCATTGCCGCCGCTATTACCGTTGATCTCAAGCGTTCCATTTTTGCCGAACCGCCATCCAGATCTACCGCTAACAAAATTGGTAGATTGCAGATCGCCTACTTTTGCATTGGTGATTGTGCCATCCTTGATATACGCTCCATTCATATAGGCGATACTGTTTTCGATAACAAATGGCGTTGTGATCTTCCCGTTAACAGAGTTGACCAAACCAAACCTGTCCGCCTGAACCAAAAACTGAGATAGCCCAGTGGTGTCAATACCAAGCGCAATACCGGCAACATACTTCTGCCCTCCGCTCGTTGAAGTCTCCATTTTCAACGTCCACGCGGTTGATACTTTTTTGTTGGTATCAGCAATAGCTGTTGCCTGCTGTTGAATTGTCGCGGTATTTCCATCCACCTCTGCTTTCAGAGTATCGATTCGCCCACTCAGAGCATTATCTGCCTGCGTTCTCGCTGTCGTTTCAGTTGTGACCGCCGCAGAAATGTTGGCTGCTGTTTGAGACTCTAAGTTTGTGATTTGAGTCGCCAATGCAGCATCTTGCTCTGTACGCGTTTTCGTTTCGGTTGCTACAGCCGCTTTAATATCCTCTTTGTATTGAGAGGTCAGCTTGGTGATCTGAGACGACAACGCCGAGTCAGCATCAGTTCGAGCCTGCGTTTCAACTGCAACGGCCGCACTAATATCTTTCGCTGTCTGTGCTTTTAAACTTGAAACCTCTTTTGTTAAAGCGGTATCACCATCTGCACGAGCCGTTGTTTCTCTGGCAAGAGACGCCTCGAGATCATTAGCTTTTGCTGTAAGAGACGTAATCTGGGTAGACAATGCACTATCGGCATCAGTCCTTGCTTTTGTCTCTACAGCAACCGCTGCGGCAATATCAGTTCCGGTTTGTGCTCGCAGGCTGTTAATTTCTCGTGAGAGCGCCTGGTCAGCACTTGCTCTGGCCTCCTGCTCCTGAGTGATGGCCGCGGATATATCACCGTCAACCTTTGACTGAAGCTGGTTTATTTGTTTGGCTAACGCAGAGTCCCCGCTTGCTCGGGCCTCCTGCTCACTACGTATTGCAGCAGAAATATCATCATCAACCTTTGCCTGAAGTTGGGTGATCTGGCTTGCCAGAGCCGAATCTTCCGTTGCTCGGGCTTCTTGCTCTTCCTTAATGGCTGCGACGATATCGTTGCTTACTTTCGACTCAAGCTGAGTGATCTGTGTCGTCAGAGCTTCATCGGCAGATGTACGAGCCTCCTGCTCTGTACTAATCGCCGCGCTGATATCTCCTTCAAACTTAGATTGCAGCTGAGTGACACGCTTTGCCAACGCTTCATCGCCATCGGCACGAGCGGTGGACTCTTCCAGAATACTGGCCTTAATGTCTTCGCCAATTTCTACGCGAATTTCCTCAACCTTCGTGGCCATTGCAGACATATCATCAGCAAAGGTTTTCTGTGTTGTTGCGATCTTCGCGTTATTGACCATCTGCTTGTGCTGGTCTTCATCTTGACGAAGAGCCAGGTCAATATTTGTTTTGGCTAACGCCTCAATGTTCGTAGTCAGTTCTGCACTGGCACGATCGACCTCTGCAACCGTCTTTTTCATTTCTTCAACGGCAGCGGAGCTTTCCTCTACCGTTGACTGCAACACTTCCAGTTGTTTAGCGTTTGCAGCATCGCCTTCAACACGAGCCTCGCTTTCCTTAGCAATAAGAGCCGCCGCTTCATCTCTTGCAGCCTTTATTGCCTCGACTGTATTAGCGAGAGCTTTATCGTGTTCAGATACGGTGTTTTCGATTTCAACAATTGCAGCATCAGTAGCATCAATTTTTTCAAACGCTTCATTGACCTTGTCGATCGTTGCCGAAACCTCACCTTTAAGCTCGGTTTGTGCGTTCTCCAAAGCATCGCTACGCTCGTTGAATTTTATTTCAAAATCCGCGAGGTTATCGCTGAACTGCTTATCTAATTCAGCTATATCTTCCTTAACGTCGTTTACCGCCCCCTCCAAAGATTCGACGCTCTGGTTGATATGCTCATTTAACTCGTCAACTGCTTCTTGAGAGGCTTTGCTGTTGATGTCCTCAAGCAGAGCCTGACCAAGCTCGGAAGATGTAATTTTGCCAGTCAGGAACGACAGTACATCGCGAGTTGTCGCCTCTGTACCCAAGTTTGAGTTCGGAGGACTTAACATACCTCGCTTGTTCGATGCTCGAACCCAGTAATACCACGTTTCGCTATCCCCAAGACCAGCATGTGTAAAGGTGGTGCTTGCAGACTCTGCGATCAGTTTCGCCGTATCCAGATTGTTGGTCTGGGATGCGTAAACATTAATGTGATCAAGGTCTACCGAATCTGGATTAACCCAATTCAGTATCACATTACGATAGTCTCCAACGGCCGTTAATGACGTTGGGGCATCCGGCGGTGTCATTGTGCCCAACACCTGATAAACGGTACTGATAATCTCTGTTTTTTTACCGTTGAATGAAACCGCATACAGCTGGAAGTCGTAGCGTCCATTCTCCGCGACATTAACGATTTCGTATTGCTCTTCGGTTACACGCGCCGATTGCCAGTTCGATACATTGTTTTCATCAGAACGTCGCCAACTGATCCAATACTCTGGAGATTTCCCTTCCCATGTTGCAGTCAGTTTTACTGACAGGTTGCCCGGGCTTGAGAGATAAGTCCCTTCAGTGATTTGCAGATTAGATGGCTTGGAGTAAGTTGGGTCCAATACCGTCGTATTCTGCGGGATCAGCGTTGCACCATTGTCGATTGCCTCATATTTAGACGGATTGTTCTCAACAGCGGTGATGTCAAAGCTACCCGGCGTTTCCCCCTGCGCGATGTTAACGATGCGAACGCGCATAGGTTCGAGGTCTGGTTCTGTAATAGTCCAGACGCCGTTCAAAACAGGCGTTTCAGCCGAAGACAGGGCTTTTGAAAACGTAACTTTTGTTATATTTTCGCCAGTTTCAAGAACATCGCGTTCAACGATTTTGCCTTCCTGATTCAGTATTCGAATAAAGCAGCCGCCTTTGGCTAACGACACAGGCGCATCGAGTGTGACGCTGTTTTTGGTAAACGCCACAATTCGACCTGAGTTACGTTTGCCTGCGCGATATTTGTTCTGAATCAGAACGGTTTCACCAGGCATCAGAAATGACGCGTCTAAGCCGGCAGTAAATGTAATTACATCCGACTCCATTCTGGCGGTATATAAAAGCCACAAACCAACTCGGTGAGCCTGCCCTCGGCTTGTACAGCCAAATGCTACGACTTCTGTTTTACGCTCACCATAACGGCGCATTGCGTCCTGATCTTCGACGTACTCGATGTTTTGCTTATAACCGTCCTCCTTGTTGTTGTAGGTTACGAGCGCAACGGATGGGCGATCTTTACGCGCAGAACCTTTATAGGTAAACAATCCATCTTTGACGTTAGAGTTGGTAAACATCATTACCGGATCTGATGGGCTATCCTGCATGATGTTAACCATCCCACCAGCCCAAAACACCATGCCGCGGAATGCTCCGGCAATATCCTGAATTAGCCGGTATGCGTCCTGTCGACTGGTGATCTGCGTATTGATTGCAAAGCGTTTCTCTTTGCCACCAAAGCCATCATCGACCTCTTCGTCACAATATCGACCAATCTGGTACAACTGGCCAAGGTCAATCATAGATTCCGACACATACTGACCAAGGCCATATCGAGCATTGGTCAGCAAATCAAAGAGAATCCACGCGGGGTTCGAAGAAGACAACAGCTTAAAAGTGCCATCCCATACCCCAGCGTAAGTGTTACTGGACTCGTTATAGTTTGAAGGTACTCGAATTTTTAGGCCACGCACCAGATAAGAGCGAGATGGCATGGTGCTGCCGAATTGCTCAGAGTTTACCTTCAATCCAACCAAAACAGAGTTTGGATAGTTCATCGGTGTATCGACAATTTCCCCGATTGAATCCACCCATGTATCGTTATAGAGATACTGGCTACTGTTATCATCGGTAATACGGACCACACGAACCTTGTATGCTCGTCCAGGCTTAGGCAGCTTCAGCTCATAGCTACGGTAATAAACGCCGGTCTTCTTTGCTGTTAGCTTAATGCCAACGCTTTTTTCACCTTCAGCGACCACATCTACAAATGTTGAGTCGCCATTTGCTATCTGGAACTTGTACTCAACAGTCGTACCGTTCGTGTCACCAGTTTTTTTATCTATGCTTCGCAAAGAAGGAAACTTCATGATGACACGAACCCGATCAGCTTCATCGTTATCGATTGAAACCGTTACATAATGTGTTTTTTTTAACTGGATATTGACGGATTTAGGCGTTTCAACGAAATCAAAGCCAGACATTGGAGTCTGGTCTTGTGAACCGTCGCGAAAATCCCATGTGATTCCGCTGAAGTTGGAGGAACCGTCTTCATTTACAATCGGCAGATCGTCGATAAAAATAGATCTTGCGCCATTTACTAAGCCGCCAATTACCCCTTCCCCAAGAAGATCGAGGATAGCGGCCATTGCACGAGAATTTACGGTATCGTCGGCTTCAACCGGTGTACGGCTGGAGCTTTTGCTGCTTTTTTTACCACCCGCACCGGCAATAAACAGCGGTAGCTTTTTCTTCTTGAACTGTTCCATGTTCAAAAAATCCTTGTTTACATTAGCTGGTCAATCGTGATTGAAGAACTCACAACCTGTGAGCCAACCAGAATTTCCTCGCCATAGATAAGTTGTACTGGGTTGCCCTGGTTTTCTGTATTTTGAGGGCCGTCGAAATAATAAGAGTTCGAGTTATCTGCCTGTCTCACACTTTCGTTAGTGGCTTGCGGCGATATGATTTGTGATATGCCGCCCATCATCAGTGACAAACCGAGAGGTGCTAAAGCAGGCATCACTACCGCCGATACAACCAACAAAGCGGCCCCTACTACCGTCTGAAACCACCCAAAAGCAGATCCACCGCTTCCTCGCGGAACAGGTGTAATGCGGATTTTGGCAATGTTGTCAGACTGCCCCATCATCTGATATTCACTTTCGTCAACAGACCACTTGTGGCCCTGTTTATTGGTGATCTGGATGTGGTAACGGTCATAGGTTTTGATATTGCGCTTCATCCATGCTTTAAACCCAGGCTTGTTGGCCTCAATTAAATCCAGAGCCTGTTTTGTATTGCGCACCTTTAGATGCCAGTGGCGGCCAAAATGTTTGGCCATAGGGCCGCCAAGCTGCACATGAACTAACTCAGACACGTCTCATCTCCCTTGAGCAAGTCTCTGTGACGCAAGTGATGCGTCGTATGTTTCTGATACATTCCGCCGTAATAAGCACGACAACTAAGACGGTCGATCTGGTGATGAAGAATCATTCCATCGCCGATATAAACCGCGCAGTGATCTGGCATTTTCCCGTATTGAATAAAGAAGACGTCCCCACGTTGAGGCTCTGTTCCAGGTGCAAGCCGTACCAATCCCTCGTTTCGGTAGTTCTGGTCGAGAATGTCGTTATCGCCGGTGTACCACGATGGAATATGCAGGTGTGCGTTCGGGTTAAGCTCGACGTTAAACTCACGCTTCAAATAGTCCCGACACAACATCCAGCAATCGAATACGCCAAATACATACGGTCTACCCAGGTATGGCATTTCGAAACCATCAGGTGTGATCACATTCATCTCGCTAAAATGGAAAGGGGCATCTCCCTCAACATTCTTGCGAATAGCCAGAATCATCCACGGAACTTCCGTCGCTTCACAGCCTGCACGATCGGCATCAGATGCTTCTGCTGATTCATCAGTATGTGAATGCCAGATTGCGATTACGTCACCTGCATCCTCTGCCGCCATAATGTCGTCAACGTGCATTACAAAAGTGTTCTGCGGGTTCTCCGAAACATTTCGCGCTTCCATAAAGCGATATTTGTCGCCATTAGTTCTCACCAGAAAGCCACACGCTTCATTAGGGTAGCGATTTATGGCGCAGAGATAGATTTGCTGCATAACATCAGAGCCAAGCTCAGGGATTGCTTTATTACCCATATCGCGTAGCTCCAATAAACCCGCCAAAATGGATCACTCCGTTGGCAAAATAATTCCGACGCGCATTACAGGCGTCATAACGTTTTGTGCAGTAATCAGCACCAGACATAGACGTCTGCTGGTTATTTTTGTCGAAATATGGACCGGTATAGCCGCATTCTGGCCCTCGGTATTTCCACGGGCAGGTGTTTTTAATGATCTGACGATACGGCAGTTGCACCCCCATCAAATCGAACACACTGGACAATTCAAACTCGACAACCTGATGAGTTTCGAGAGTTTTCTGTTCGATAAACCACATTTCATCCGGGAAATGTTGGTTTGGATCTGCTGTTGGGTTGCCGTCTTTAAAATTAACGGCATCGAGGAAGCGAGCCAGCGTCATCTTGCGAATAATGCGGCAGCCAACAAGATCGTCGTTCGCCTGAACTTCCGCAGAGACGGTTCCGGCAAAGTTCGATACCTGAATTTTTGGACGTGGCAACGTTCCCTGGCCAGTTTTGTCAAAGCCTGATGCTTTGATTGGCCACGGCTCGTATGTCACTCCTTGCCAGACGACCGGTTGCATCAGTTCGTTTGTTCCGGCGTGGAAGAATAACTTCCCCCCTGAAGTTGTGTTCGACATATCCAGTACGAACAACTCAATGAGTGCAGAGGGAGATAAGCTCTGAATATCAGCTTTAATTCCCATTGTTTCATCCTTGAAATAAGTAGGCGCTAACATCCTGTCAGCGCCACAATGATAGTAAATTAGTACTTACTTATCCAGATACTTAAGCCTCAAATACTTGTCTGAATGTAGCAGTTAAGACACAGTACCCCTGATATCGCTTGACCGTATGACTGTCACATACAACTACAATCCGTTTTCCTCTTGGATTAACCCAATAGAACGACTCAACGCCTGCTCGCTCAGTCAGGAAGTCATCGATTGCATTAATTTCGTTGTATGATCTGGTAAAGGTTAACGACCATTCTTCTTTAATACGATTAAGACCTTGAGCCTGTCGCTGCTCGTAGTCATCACCAAAATTAAGTACCGTTACATTCGGTTTTACGCTTTTTTCAGATTCGTAATCTGGATACCAATTAAACGTTTGTCTTTCCATCTCACATCCTTGTGAGACTGCCCCGGTCGGGGCAGTCGATAGTTAGTTACGTTGAGTGTTTGGGTTGAGTGATCCGCCAGGGCGTTTCTCTTGAGCGATAGTCTCAAGCGCGATTGCTTTCATCCGTTGAGCGGCATTGTTCCATATGCTTTCTGTATCGCCGGATTCAGTTGTGCTACCGTCACTATGGACGTTGATCTCAATTGATACAGGAGAAAGAACATTTCCTCCTCCACTCATACCATCGGTACTGAGCGTTACAGGGATTGTTCGACCATCAGGCAATGGAACATACGCCTCATTCATAGAACCTTCCCCAAACAACGCTAATTGAGGTGAGTTAGCAATACCGCCTTTCTGGTATGCCCGGAGCGGGATCACGCCGTCTTTTCCGAATATTCCGCCATTTGCAAACTTCGGGATTGCAGGAATGCCTTTAGTTCCGTCAGCCACACTGCTGGTTGCGGTTTTAGCAGAGCTTGATGTCACGCTGTCGAAACCACCGCCAGCCCATACTGAAACCAAACCAGATGCAACTGTCGCGCCGAAATTCAACCACTTATTACCAGAGCCGGAAGCATTAGCTCCAAGCATTGCAAACGCGGCAGACAGAGCGCCGGTAACAGAGCTGAGGTTCTGCATCGAGAAGATGGAGTCCTTCACTGCTTTTGTCTCAGCATCTTTGGCTTCGGTGCTATTAAATAGCCCTGATACCCAGCTACCAATCGCATTTGTTGCTGTGCCAATTGCGCTGGTGGTCTGCTGTGTCGTTTGCCCCAATCCAGTTACCGAACTGGACGTCTCCTTCGTGGCTTCTCCTACCGACTTGTCGCCATTAACAGTGTTGCTTATGCGCACACCTTGATTGGCAACTGCGGAAGCAACCCCGGTGAGCAAATTACCACTCTGTGAACTACCAGCTGCGGTGGTTCCCATTCCCAACATGTTCATTAGAGGCAGCGTGATCTGCGACTTCACGACCATATTGGTGATATCTTTCAAAATGGACTGAGATAGGCTGGAGAAGCTCATCTTCCCGTTAATAACGAAATCAGTCAGGACATCAGTTAAGCCACTAAACAAATCAGTCCAGGTGCTTTCGATCTGCTCTGCCAGATTTTCGTATTCCAGTGCCAACTTCTGCGTCGCAGTCCCCGTCTCTTTAATAAGCGCGGTATTGCCAGCAGCAATCAGTTGATTGATTTTCTTTGTATAAAGCGCCACAACTTTAGGATCAGACGCCTTATCACGAAGTTCTATCAACGCTTTGAGATTGCGGTTGTAGGTGTCTTTGAAATCAGCAACTTTCTCTTCGCGAGACGGCGTATAGCCAGCACTAATAATGGAATCCGCCTCCGGTGCCCAAGTGGAGATCATCTGCTCAACATTGCGGCGATTAAACATCTCACGATATTCAGGTGTCGCATTTTTGAGGTCTTCAAGACGTTTTTTCGCCTTGTCGATCATCTCTTGAGTGATGAACTCGTTAGGAACCGCATTAGCCAAATCTGTCAGCGATTTCGTTGTATCGCGAAGAGACTGATCAAACGATACCGTAGCCTTAGAGCTTTCACCCATTTGCCCCATAAGCTGATCGGCTTTGTCCAGAGCCTTCTGGTATCCGGCTGCCAGTTTCTGTTGCGCTGCCTGTTCCTTCTTGGCCGCACGCTGCGAGGCGTTAGCTGATCGTTGGGCTGCTTTCTCGGCAGCTGCTGCATCCTGTTCACGAGCTTTAGTAAGTGCGGCAATGGCTGCGGCACGCTCTTCATCGCTCATTTTCTCCAGAGAGCTGGCACTGGATGCTTTCTGCAAATTAAGCTGCGTCTTGAGTTGTTTAGGCCCAATAATCGGCTTACCTTCGAAGTCCATCATCGGAGTGCCGTCAGGCAAAGTACGCTGATAAGTCGCAGAATCCATCTGGTTTCGCATATATTGCGCCAACGCCTTCTGAGCAGCTTTATCAGTTGTACCTAACCCAAGAACAGTCCCCTGGTTTGACATTACGCCCTTACCAGTTTTGGCCGCGTTATCTCTCTCGAACTCTGCCTGAGTAAGTTCCTGAGCAACGGCTTCCAAATGCTCCTGATAACCACGAATACTGCCTTGCAGTTTCTGGATTTGCTCGGTATTGCCATCCTTTTTGGCTTTTTCAAGCTGATCATTAAGAGTCGCGATTTGCTTCTCGGTCGCATTCTTACGAGAAGAAAGTGAATCAACCAGTTTTTGCGCAGGCTCCAGATAGCTTTTGTTTACCGTTTCACGTAACGGTGCCAATAGCTTGTTCTTTTCGTCATCTGAAAGTGAACCGTCATCATTGATTTTCTGGATCTTATCCAGAGCCTCCTGCCGGGCTTTCACGAATGTTGCCGCGAAAATCTGGTTTTCCGCTCGAATTTTCTCAATCTGAGATTCGGCAGCCTCTTTAGCCAAACGCTTTGCTACAGCGCCGTCACCAAGAGCTATCGTGCCGGTTATCTTTTGATACTCTTCCTGATTTTTTTTCAGGCGTGCTTCGATGTCAGCCTTCGACTCTTTGTGAGTAATAACACCGGCAGAGTTAGATACGTAATTAACACCCTCACCAGTTTTTAATGCTCGTTGATCAGCAAGAATCTGCTTTTCGAGCTTTTCTGCGCGGTCGGCCATTTGTGCACGTTTGGCCGCCGTCATCGCCTCTGGTATTTTCCTAATCTCGTCAACGACCTTTGAAGTTTCGCTGCGGAGCATGGTCATGTACGTGATTAGGCCAGCAACAGCTACAGTGGCAACTGTAAATGCTGCCCCTATAGGGTTTGCTGCAATGAACGCCGTTAATCCAGCAAAAGCGCCTTTAAGCCCCGTAATCGCCCCACGGATGGCGAAAATAAGAGAGGGGATCGGAGCCAGCCCCATACGTGCCGCACGATTGAATCGGGTTACTGCTGTAGCGCCGAGGTTAAATGGAGTCTGTATGGCGGTCGCCATCGTGGCAAAGGTGCTAACCATCTGGCTGCCTGCGCCAACTACCCCCATGATCCCTGCTCGCATCAGTTTGAACGCAACCATCGCGGCCACGACCTTACCGAGATTAATTACCAGCTCTTGGTTCTTTGCTAACCATTGAGCAAGCTGACGCAACCCATCGATTGCCGTCGTTAACCCCGAGCCTAAAGAATTGGCAAACGAAATCCCTTCGGCGCTATTCATGATTGAAGCCAGTTCTTTCATCCCCTTCGATAGAGAATCCAGATATCCGGCCTGACCAACCCGATCAGCAAATAACGTGAATGACGTCTGAAGTTGCGCCAGCGCACCTGTGTAGGTTTGCATCATGTCTTTCGCTGCGTTCTCATTCTCCGCACGCAGACCAACAAACATCAGAGACAACGCCTGTTTTGCCTCAACCGTACCGCTGGCAACGGCTTTAGTCAGTTCCCCCATAGTGATGCCTGCGGCGTCTGCCATTGCCTGCATCGCGTTAGGAACGGCTTCACCTAATTGCTGACGTAGCTCTTCCATTGACACAACGCCCTTACCGGACATCTGCTGAACGGCCACAGCCGCACGTTTCAACAGCTCACTATCACCACCAAAACGAGCAACGGAGTCCACCAGCGCCTTCAGAGAACCATCGGTTGGATCTAAGCCAGCAGAACGAAACTTCACGAAGGAATCTGTTAACGCCTGCATCGCGAACGGCGCATTTTGCGCCATGTCTACGATGTACTTCATATCATCAGCGGCAGCCTGGCCCGGGTTGGACTTCTCCTTATTCAACCCTCGAAGCATCACCCGCATACGTTCCATTTCGGCCGCAGCTTCAACAATAGGCTTCTGCCACCCAAACATGATGTCAGTAACCGTTCTGGCTGCATCTCCGATCTCGCCAAGCAGGAAAATGTTGCCACGAAGGCCAGAGAATATACCTCCTTCGTTACTTTTACCGCTATGGCCAGAAGCGCCGCTACGCCGCCCGCTACCACCATCGCCACTTCCAGATGTACGAACGCGTACCGGCTTGCTAATCAGTTGCTGACGTCCGATAACTTCGTCCATCTGCTCACGAACCTTTTTCAGTCCCTCGGCAGCCTGACTCGTTGTGACACCCCAATTACTGAGTCGCTTCGTCGTGGTATTAAGGCGCGTATTCATGCCACTCACGGACGCAGAGGCTTCTTTGGCCTCCGTACCAAAGCGGCTTGCGCTTTTGCTTGCATAGGTCGCCCAATCAGAGAAATCATTTAGCTCTGATTGCACTTTACGTAATGACGCGGTGAGTTTATCTACTGAAGAAGTTGTCGTATCGACGCGCTCAATCAGGGCTTTAAGACCAGAATTGAGGCTGGTGATGTTGCCACGCATTTTACGCGTAGCATCTGAAGCAAGCTCAAAACCGGCAGCTACATCCTGTAGTTTATCTGCCGTAGAATCGAGCTTGCTTTCCAGAACGCCAATGATACGGGCGACCGAACCCAAAGAGCGTTCAAAGGTTTGGATTTTTTGAGCAGGCTTTGTTACCTGCTCACCAAATCGAGTAAGCAGTTTCCCCGCACGATCGATTGACGCTGTAAACTGTTTGTCTTCCAGCGACAGGATAAACTCTACGTTTTGTGACATTCCCTTGTCATCCTCTGCCAAATATTTGCATCAGTTGCTCTTTGGCGTCAGGGTCTGCCTTATCCTGGCTTGGATCGTAGACTTTATCTGTTACGACTGGTCTTCCAATCCTGAGTTGCAAACCCTCCATGAACGCCTTCACAGCCTCGCCATCCGCCTGGGACGCACGAGCGACTTGTAAGTTGCGGACATCCTCTTCCGCACGCAGACGGTCTATATTGCGACTGAGCATCCAGAACATCGTGAGAGGAACGTTCAGTAGCTCTAATGGCGACACGGCGTAGTGAGCAACTACACGACTGAAATAGAATCCGAGATCTATTGAGACGGTCCTTGTCCCGGATTCATCGCGGGAAATTACTTTGCCCCTTCGCCAGCCGCTTTTTCGTTTTCTTCATCAATCACTTCCATAGCGAAGGTGAAGATCTGCTGGAGTTGCGGAACAGTCAGTTTTTCAAGAACTTCGTCAGGTACTGAAGGGATAACCTTACGAACCAGATCTGCATAAGCTGTCACTTGCTCAACAGGAGACATATTCATGAGATCTTTGCCTTCCATCTGCTTGATGGAAACGAACAGACCTACCGTCATTTCAACGATGGGATATTCCTGACCGCCAAATTTGATGCTTTTCTTCGGAGGCAGAATGGAATCTAGATCGAGTAATTTGGTCATTGGTTAAAATCCTTTTAAAAGAGAGGCCCATCCTGAGCCTCTGCTTAATTACTGATTAATCTGCGGGGTTAATCGTTACTGACTTAGTTGCCTTCTTACCACCGCTATTGCTGGTGAAGGAGATATTTGTAGAACCCTGCGCCACACCACGTACCAGACCCGTTTGATCTACCGTGGCCTTTTCCTGGTCTTCGGATTCCCAAACACCGGTTTTGTCTGCGGCATCAGCTGGAGTGATTTCGGCTGTCAGTTGCACAGTTTCTCCAGCTTTTACGGTTGGAGATTCCGGTGAGATCGACACAGTTTTTACCGGTTTAGGACCGCTCATTTTGCCCAGAACGCCTTCATCATCCGGGTATGCGCTGAACTGAACAGAGAACACACGAACATCATCAGACTGGTAGGTCATAGTGAAGTTGCCCGCGGTTGCCGCTTTCGGGATGGTCAACACATAGTCGGTGGTGTCCTGCGGAGTCAGAACCAGCTCCTTCGCCACATCAATCAGGTTAACGCCCTGTGCAGATGTGATCGTGACAGAGTTGTCATCTTCGCTCAGAGTAGAACCAGGCATCAGGTCAACCATGTTTTGGAGTACAGACTCAGCCAGAGGCGCGGTGATGGTAATGTTGCGCCCCTGAACTAATTCGGAAATTACGGTCTGCCCCAACTGATCGACGGTGACTTTCAGCGTTTCAGTGGCTACTTCAACCTGAACACCACCTTTGGTGTAACCCAAATCCACACCACCAAACGACACCTTACAGGCACCAAGTTTGATGTTTTTTACATGGGTATTAGACATTGATGGAAAACTCCTTTTTCCGTTAATTCTACGCATTCATTGCGCTAATAGTAAGTATATACTTACCAATTGAGTTAATTCAATAAATAGCCAGCAAATTCAACAGGAATGCCTGCTTCTATTAATGCCCCATCATTTTTGGGATAAATGATTGGCATCGCCATCGGTCGTACAAGTCGAAAATAAACACCACCAGATTCCGTTTCCTCTACTGGAAACATCTCAATGATTTTATTGGCTTTCTCAACCGTCGTAGTAATTGACGTGAAGTGGTTTACTGAATTTGGCCACCTGAACAGAGGTGATATGCTCACCTCAGA